AAACATTCCCGCCAGTAACACCATCCGCTACGATCGTCAGAGCATTGGTTGTACCGGTCGTAGTAATGGTTACTGCCGCAGCGTTGTCATCATCAGTGATGGTCAGTGAACCATCAGAAATTACCGCATCACCATTGGTGAGTTGGAACCCGGTATTCGCTTCGGTCGTTCCCGAGATGACGAATTTTCCTGTACCATTCATCGCCGCAGTAATGTTTCCATTAGCCGCATCGGTGATGGTGATCGTCGAAGAATCCGTACCGGCATTGGTTTCCAAAACCAAGTTGGTTGCTCCGGCAGAAGAGATCGTATCGGTCGCTATCGATAGAAATATCGCCGCGCCGGTCGCCGCTACACTCCACAAACTCGAAGTACCAGTAACATCGTTACCGCTGCCTGAATTTGTGAAGAGGACTACCGGACCTGATGATCCGGCATCGGCGTTCAAGGCCAGTGTCGCGGTGTCCATGTTGACACCATTGAGTGTTACCGCTCCGGCATCGACGGTTATTTGGTGGCCATCATCATAGCCGTCGTTTAGCGTGTACGAAACTAATGCCCCCACACTCCCGATGGAACTCGCTGAACTTCCATCCCAAAACTTCAAAACACCCCCCGTACCGCGATATAAGATCACATCATTTGCAGATGTAGGATCATCGCGGTCCGAATCAAAGCGGATTCCGTTGAGACTGTCCGGCCTTCGAGCTTCGATATTTATGCCACCAAGATCGGTGGCCCTTCCAGAATCATACTTACCCATAGAGTAACGAGGGGCGGTGAAATCACCAGTAGCTCCGGCTTATGCCGTGGATAAAAGATAAGATCACCGCCCTTTTAAAATTACTCTTCGTTTATTGGGTTTTTAAAACTAAATACCTATTGACAACTACCAAAATTTATACTGTGGTAGCTGCGCTTCCGACGATCCACTTGAAATCTAAAATTCCATACGCATCATTGTGTTATCGCAAGACATTTTATTTCTTGCATCATTGTGTTTCCACAATGTTCAGACTATATCATCACCTTTCGGTGTCGGGCACTCTTGTGGAGATTATTGTTGGGACTCACTCCTTAGTCGTTGAACCTTTTGCGGAACTTTTATCCCTCCGCAATTTGGCTGCTGATTACCAGTTAAGGCTTCCAGCAATTCACCCGATTGTTTTAATTTTTTAAGAAGTAAAGATGTTTTTGATCCCCAAGTGTCTGTTTTTTTGTGGCACGATATACACACTGTACGACCATTATCAATATTCCATAATTGGCCGCAACTTAACGCTTCCTCTAAACTGCTGATTTTATTTTCTATCAGCAATAAAGCAAGTGGTTTAATATGATCAGGATGTAATTTACTACCCCTTTTGCCACATATTTTACAAGTCCAATCATCCCTTTTAAAAATCTTCTCTCTCCATTCTTTCCATCTCAAAGATGTTTGAATCTTTTTATATAGAGAGGTGATTCCTCCTTTCCAATTAGGATGATTTTTACCACGATGTTTCAGAAAAGGTTTTCCCTTTTTAGAAATACTCATTTTTTCTCGAATCTCTTTTGAAACTTGTTTTCCTTTATTCCAAGGTATAGGCATTATTCCTTTCTTACCTTTGTTCCAAACCATATAAGGAAGTTCCTTACCCTTATTCCAAGGAATTGGCATTACCCCTTTTTTACCCTTGTTCCAAACTTTTCTTCCAATCGCTCTTGGATGTGGTTTGTAAGGAAATTTTTTACCAAGGTTCCAAGGAGTTTCACCTTTTCGAGAATCGTGATAACACTTTGGAGAACAATATCTACTCGTTATTTTCTTTTTAGTAAATAACGATTGACATATAAGGCATTTAGATTGTTTGGTATCTTCCATATACCATAAGCATACCTTGCTGTGCCTTTGATGTCAAATTCTTAAATTATACCGCCACCCATTGCGTAGTCCAGGAAGCGGAACTCTTGAAATTCCAATCATCCGTATCCCAATCCTCCCCATTCCCGCCCGGATTAGGCGTAATGAAAGTAGGATTTTCACTAAACTCAAGGATCGCATCTTTGCGTTTCATGTCCGCCAACATCCAGTAATACCTACCGGTAGAGGTTGAAGCACCAAGATTGGTCGAGGCAAGATACGGAAGCACGATATGTTTATACTTATTGGAATAAACATTGATCGCGTTCTCCGCCGTATCGGGAGCTTTAACCGACTTCATAAATTCGGCTACCATATTGATCATCGCCGGATCATCTCCAGTAATAATGGTATCCGGTTTAGGAGTCACTTTCTTGTCCAAGTTGTTCACCATATTGGTAAACAACCGTTCAGCCGCTTCCAAATTGGTACGGTTAAACGCATTGGTTCCGTTATAGTTATCAACATTGGTCGAACCCCCGGTGATCGTGTGACTATTGCTGAAAATCTGGACAGCGTCACCCGTAACACAGTTGACAGTTTCTCCATCCATGTTGACGTATGTGGATCCCTGCAACCCAAAAGTGAACAAATGGGTCAAATCAAGTTCGATGCGGTTTGCAGTGGCCTCACCAAGGCCGCGCATCTTTTTCTCAATTTCGCGATATTTCAATATTGTTACTATCCTTGACTTATTCTGTCAAAGAACGATAGAGATATTTCTACTCTATTCTGCATGTTCCCATGCAGTTCGGACTATATCTTTACCCCGCATTTCCTTGTGGGTACAGAGCGTGTAGTCTCTAGGGATTCCTTTTTATGGTCTTTCCTCGGAATTGTCCACTTATTTCAGTTGGGAGTTTTTCCGATATAGCTCCGAGTTTACTATGCTATTACTAGCATAGGCGACAAATATTTATCGTATTTTCTCATCTCCCAGCTTACTCCGTCCCGCAAACCAATCCGGGATTTAGTCAGCTCAAGAGAATAACCTTGCTTCGGCGAACCTATAGCATAGGCCCCGGACTCGTCTTTACGTTTCGCAAAGCCGCCGGTATCGATCTGGGAATACTCCGATGTTAGGTTTTCGTTCGGAATTATTTCATATAACTGCCGAGCGTTCCGTTCCACCGAATCATATTCCTCCCTCCACGCGATCGTAGCGTTTTTTACGAGGTCGTTAAATTCTGTTGTTAAAATAGGACTCATTCTTTTGTTAAATCTTAACCTCGTTTATTTATTAAGAACTAGGCAGCGGTAGCAGAAGCCGGACCGCTCTTTGCCATCCACTTACAGAGAACTTGAGTGGTCGAGATGATCCCGACAATCAAGAATATACCGTAAGTAGAAGCATTAACATCGATAGAATTGTGATCATCGATATCAACGATTTGGCCGACATCTTCGGCTGCAGCTGTTCCTGTTGAAACGTCGCAAAGAAAGATGGCTTCCGGACCAGGAATCAACACAGGAACTTTCTTATTGGTGGCATCAGAGCTTGCAACAGTTTCCTGAATCAATCCCATAATGTGCTTCGCACTTCCATCAATCGCTCTGATCAAATAACCAGTGGTATCAAAGGACACCAAGTCATTAAAGGTATAGGCAGTAGACGCTGTTTTAGGCAACCACTCAATGTGAGTTTCTTTTCCGGGTTTATATAATGAAATCGTCATTGTTTTTTAGGGACCGATACATAATATCGTTCCAATTATGTTAAGGGTTTGAAATTTCCCTGTCTCTTTTAATGTCAACTTTCCTAACTTTCTCAGGATCAACGTGCATCATCCTGGCCATCCTTTCCCCTGCAGGAGAAAGAACACCGGCTCCGCCTCCCTGATTGCGATCGCCAACGCCGCCATCGGCTCTTCCCATATCCATTCTTCCTTCCATCCTTCCGATTTGACGTTCGCGTTCCGCTGTTTTTTGCATATATTCGCTTAATTTTCCGGTAGATCTTTTATGTTCAACCAACGCCGCTTCCATACGATCAAGGACATCATCACTGGTCACCTCATTACCCCTAAAGGTAAGATTGGAAACCAGAATATTCCATTGAGCGTCATCGGCATATTCCGGATTATTTTTCAGAAATATGCGCTTAGCGGTTCGTTCACTGGCTTCTCTTAAGGCTTTGGTTGTAGCGGCAGTCGCCGTTTCACTGATTTTCTTTTCATCAATGACAAGCTGGTTAGCCGCTCCCCCATCGCCCGCGGGAGGAACCTCTTTGTGAAGACTTTTCTCGTCGGCTTTCTTTTGCAATCCCATCTGCCGGTAATTATCGCGATCCTCCTCGATCTTTTTAAGATCGGACTTCTTCATAGTGATCATTTCTTCGCCATCCGAAGCTCCGTTTCCGGAGCCTTTGGCTGCAGCGGCATCAGCGGCGGCCTTATCGGCGGCCAATTTTGCGGCATCATCACCTGCTCCTCCATTGTTATTAGTTGGTTCTGGCATAATTTTAAAACCTGTTTATTTTAAATCGCCGGTTCCCGCGATCCTTTATGCTAACGAACAGCTAATAACGATAGTCGGCTACCAACTGCCAGCGGTTAAATTGGAAAACGAAGTGAAAACCAATTTAACCATCCGGCATGTGGCAGCCGCCTATCAGCTTGCTGCCCTTCGCTTGTTAGTTATTTATTTACTGACGTGAATGCCTCCAGCAATTCACCAAATTCCTCAACACTTGCTATCCAAGTTTTTCCCCATCCTTCACGCTCAAACTGAGCCTTAAGAGTTTTTAGTCCTTCGTCGCTGATAGCAATATCAATGATCTCGTTCCCTTCCTTTTTATTGTAATTTTTCCATTCCTCGTTCAATGCGTCTATGATCTTTTGCGTCTCAGCATCCTTAGTTTTCTTTTCCTCACCTTCAAGTTTACCAAATGCGACAACCTTTTCCTGAAGCTCCTCAGCCCGTTTAAGAACGGAAATATAAGCCTCAACAGAAGGTTTCAAAATCGGTAAAATTTCCGACAACGTGGATTTGATCTCCGCGGTCGTAGGATAATCTTTAGGAGCAACCTTGCGCAGATGATCGTAAATGGTCCAGGCAAACACTCTCTTGATCTTTAAAGTTTTTGTTTCCATAAAATCGTTTTACTAAATTATTATTAACGCTTTCGATTAGCGTTTCTTACAATTCTTCTTCGCCGGCACTTTCTTAGCCACTTTCTTAACAGGTTTTTTAGTTGCCATTTTTTTTTACCTCTTTTTCCGCTTCGGATTTCGCCTTCTCTGATTTTGATTTTTTTATCTCGACGGCCTTTCGCATCTCATCAAACATATAAAGAAGCTGCAATCGGCGCCCGATGAGAATCATATATTGATCGCGTTCCTTTCCGAAGGATAATTCCTTAAGGATCTTCATATCCTGAGAAGCGAAATAACTTCGCCACCCCTTATCGTCAAAACTTCGAAAGGCCCAATCTTCCAATGCCTTCTCGTCGATATTTTTATAATCAACTCGAGCAGTAGAATCCAATAAACGGATTAAGAGACCAATTAATATTTTTTTTATCATATTCGTTTTTACGACCTTTATTGCTGTCCGACCATTTCGGACACTTTGTTGTTAGAGTCAGCCATAGTCAAATCCCCGATAATCCCCCCCTGTCCGCCGGCAGGACCTCCTGACTTTGACTGTCCGGCAATACCTTGAGCCATCTGAAGTCCTTGTTCTTCGGCAAAATCCATCGTCTTAGGAAGATCATATTTATCCGGGCTATCTCCATAAACCTTGATCAGATCCCGGAAAAGCATCTCCTTGTTCTGAGCGAAATACTCCGGGAAAGTCTTGGCGATCAAACTTATTTTCTCAATAGTCAGCGCCATCGTGATCGACTGCGATGCCTGCCATAGCGTATCCGAAATTATTTCCACATCAAAAGAAAAATTGTCAAGATATTTATAAGCCAAAACGATCTTCTCGTAAGGTTTTCCGGCAGAGATATTCCTCTCTTCCTCGGCCTCAATATCGGATTTGATCTTATTCTTGTCAGCCAAATTAGACTGCGGAACAAACTCAATCCCAAGCGTTCCCTTAGTACCATCCGAAAGAGTCGCTTTCTCGATATTAAACATCCTGGTCTGTTCCTGAAGTTTCTGGGTCTTATCTTCACCTAAAACCATTTTCATCTTCGGCATTGTATAAGAAAGAAGAATATTAGGAACCCTAAGCCTTACCTTCTGCAACCAGAGATCCTCAAGGAACATAAAGAAAATTCCCTTCAATCTCCTGGCATTCTCGTCAGCCGCCACTGCGGCGCGCGCCGTCACATATTTCTGAGCCGCCCCCTCCTGGGAAGGATCAAGGGTGGTAAGATCAAGACCCCGGGAAATAAGATCGATCATCTTCACATCCGAATCAGTAATCCCTTTAATATCCATCTGTTTCACTTGATCAATATCATCAACGTAAATTTTGGTATCTCCGCAGACAACCTGATCCTCAAGATCAAGCATATCCTTATTAGCCATTCCGATAAGAAGAGGTGGGACCATTGACCGGTATTGTTTATCCAAAGAAGAATTATAGAGAGTGTTCAGCACATCACCTTCACCCATCGCCGCATTAGGCATGGAGTTCCCATAAAAGAAATCGCTATTCGCAAACGGCTCAAAAATAGTCTTAGCGATCGGGTACATCTTCTTTCCGAAATCCTTGCGCGTTATCCCTACCCAAAGCATCGGTCCGTTAAAAAGCTCGACGCCATTAGCAACGATCCGGTAAACATCCCGGTATTTGTTCATATACCGGCTGACCAAAATACCTCTCCCGGCCTCGACTCCTTCCTTCCAAAGATCATGAAAATAAGTATTATTATCCCCGATCTTCATATCGGAAAGATCCTTGACAAACTTGGCGTTAGGATATTTCCCAAAGGTCATATCAAACCGGTCCCGGTCGGAATAATAACTCTCAAAAATAATTGCCGGCTGTTCCTGAAGATCGCGAATAAAGAAATTTTTTATTAAAAGATTCATTAAGGGAACCTCATAACTTACCGGCTCACCATAACTGGTGGTCTCTACTTCCTCCTCCTCCACGTCCCCGGTAAGCATATCAAAAGACTTGATCCTCTTCTTGGTAAAATTCTGCTGCTCGAATCCCTCATAAGAAAGAACCGTTCCGTGTCCGATATTGGACCAGCCTAAAAAGAAGATCTCTTCCCGGGGATTTCCTTGATTATAAGAGTGCTGGACAAGATTCTTAGTGATCTCGGCCGCGAAATGATCAAACTGATCCTCGCTGTTCACGGCGTTAAATTTCATCTCAGGAACGTCGCGAGCCGTAGCGGCCAATAAAGCCTTCGCCTTGTTAGCGTAAGCGCGCGTGGCAAAGTTAGCCTGCCAGTCTTCCTTTCCTTGAGACTCTTTATCCAAAACATAAGCGTTCAACCGTTTCTCGGAATCATCAAGATATTCCTTAAGAGTCCGGTCATTAAACTGAACGTAAGGTTTATTCCTAGTGTCAACCATCTCCTTACGCTCATTGTAAACAAATTGAATCCGGACAGCCTGTTCGGCCGACGGAGCATAATAAGGAGTGCTTTCTTTTTGAAGTTCGTCTGCCATATTTAAACTTTATGCTTAGGTAATAAACCAAGTTTGATCGCCTTGGTACGAGTTATTGGACATACCCGCACCAGCTTATTGAACGCCGCCACCTTCTTTCCCCACATCGGGTCAAATTTATTCCTCATCGCTTCCTGGTCCCAAATCTTGCGAGCATCAATATTCCCGAAAGAATCAAGAACCGTATTCCCGTGATGGACCAAAACATCCATCGTCTGCTGCACCTTGCGGATCAACTTCTTGCGCAACATCTGGATCTTTACAAAATTGTCGTCCGGAATCTCATAACTCTCTCCGAAGTTCTGTCCGTGCCACTGGAACGCCGCCGTCATTAATACCGACACCCCATTCTCCACCGTTTCCCAATAAAATAACGGCGGAATCTTCACGGCCATATCCTGCATTACCGGCAGAGGAACAACCGTTTTTCCCTTGCGAAGAAAATTTGCCAACGGTGCTTCCGCGACTTTTTCCGATTCAATTTTTGCAATTTCAGTATTCATTTTTTCAATATCCCCCCATAGAACATTTTAATCCGCGCCCGGAAACCCTCTTCCTCTTCTTCGCCTCCCGCTTCCTCTTCATCTCCTCAAGGTCTCCGTGATCCTTCTGGACGAAAGTAAGCATCCCGCCATCAGCAATATCCGGAGAGTCAATCCCCTTCGCCCTCATGTCGTCCTTTGACATCACCCGCAACCGCCCCTTGCTATCCGGCTTATATTTCACCTTAGCCAGCTCATACCAGTCCTCCGTTTTAGACAACCTTCCTCCCTTCTTGATCCACTCCCTCATGCGCCAGTAAGCCTCTGCCCGAAGGTTAGAAAACCTCTTGTCATCCATCGCCTTGTTCCCGACGTTCACCCCGTGAACCTTCTTCTGCTGGTAGCGCAAAGGATCCACCGCTCCGCCTCCAACTCCGACATCATCGATAAAAATGTTCTCGTCCCTAACCTTGTTCTCCGAAGCAAGGAAGATCGTCTGGCCAGCCACCTCGGTCAAATTGTCCTGATGGCTCTTGGCCAGCAACTCCATGTAATTCATCGAGCGCAGAACCCAAGTTGTATAATTGTTCCCTCCGCGGGCAACATCGTTCCCCATCCGTCGTTCCCCAATATGCTTGATCTCCTCTCCATCCTTGACCATAGCCATCTCGATCTCCTCCTCCGAAAGAAGCTGGGTCCATCCCTTCGAGTCGATGTCGTCCGCCCCGGGAAACTCGTTAGCGTAAAGTACCGAGAAATAAGGCTTCTTCTCCATCTCATCCACAAACTTCTGTGTCAGCCTTCCCTCCAATATTCCCCGGCGCGCGTCAATATTTATTTTATAATAGGCCGGATCCTCCTGGGCCAGCAGAAAGTGATTCCTCTGAAACGGATTGCCGATCTTCACAACGAAGTCCAATCCCACCGCGGTAAAACCTCCCACCATCCGCATCGCCTTAGCGTCCGACTCGTCGGAAATCAGCGCAGCCTCGTCCTCAACAAGATTAGGGCTGCCGAATCCCATCAAGGAATTACCGACATCCTCCGTCTGTTTAAGCCGCGACTCCGCCGACAGGATAAAGATCTCCCCGATCTGATTGTCCCCAGTGTCGAACGTCATCCTGTTCTTGCTCCGCTCCCTCCTAACCGCGTCGATGTTCTCTCCCGGGTCGATCTTGAACCGGCTAAGCGTATACTCGTTCTCGAACAGATGCTTGATCACATAACCCATGATGATCCGCGCCTTAGCCTGAGAAGGCGCCACGATCGACCACTTCTCCGGAAAGGTACAAGCCCTGGTCAAGATAGCCATCGACACCACGTCCGATTTCCCAAACTGCGTAAAGGTCTTGATGTGTATCCGGTTCTCCCCGCCCGGTCCCTGCTTATAAAAGATGGCCGAAAATATCTCAACCTGCCCGGGTGTCATCTCGAACGGCTGTCCATAATCATTTTTATAAAGAGCGCGCACCAGCTCGAACGGCCCGGCGTTGGCCAGCGCGGCAAAGTCAACATCATTCGGCTTCTCCGACGTCGAGGACTGCCCGAGCAAGCTGTTCTCCTGCGCTATCTCCGGAAGATCCAACCCCTCCTCCAATATCTTTTTTATCTTCGTTTCCTCGTTTTCCATTTTTATACGGATTGTTAGCCATATTCATGATCACATTCTGCACCAGGATCAATCCCTTCTTCTCCTCGGTCTTCTCCACCTTGGCCACCGGCTTACCCAGCACCCGGTCCAGCGCGTAAGTGATGGCCGGAAGGGAAGGGGGAACCTTGTAATACCTGATCGATGAACCTTTCTCTCCGGGTGTTCCCTTCACCCCGTCCACCATATAAACCCCGTCAATAAGTTCAAATAATTTGTCAATGAGATACTTTCCCTTATGCCCTATCCTCTTGATGACCTTATCCTCAAGAACTCCTCGGATCTCCTTACGCCTGCCTATAGCCTTGGAACCAAGGATAAAACCCTGGGCCATCTTATCTATGTGCTTGTCCGAAATATCCTGAACCTCCATCTCCGACAGGGGAATGTGAGGTAAGAGCCTTACTCCGGCCTCGATTTCCTCTGGAGTGAGCGGGATAGGAACATACGGTTTAGCGGGCGGATGAGACATCCTTACCGGCTGTCCGTCTTTACGCGGTCTCCCGCGCCCTGCCCGTTTAAACTCAGTTGTTGACACGATAGGATCATTCTCCATTCAATTCCTCGCATCTCTTCGCGACATAATCAGCGATCTCGTCGAAAGTCGCTTCCGGATCCGGAGCATAATTAAAACTCTTTAAATTACCGGGAGCATACCCGGCAGCGAAGACCGATAAATTACCTTTATCGCTATTCCAGTACAAACTTTTCACCGACTTATTACCCCTAGCTCGGAGAACTCTTGAAACCTCGATCGCTAAATTTGATTCTGTGTTCATCGTTTTTTCTATTTTATATACAAAAAAACCTCACGTTATTAACGTAAAAGGTTTTAGGTAAATGAAGAAAAAATTCATCAGCCATCCTATGAAATGCCGAGATCTTCCACACCTTCTTTAATTATAGTTCAGAGGCTTTAAAGTTGTCAAGGGGTCGGCCCTGAAGGGGAGATGGAGGTGATGGCTTCTTGCCATTGAAGCAGGAAGTCGTCGAAGGTCTTGGAGACGAAGGCGCGACCGCCGGCAGCGCGGACATTAAGCAGGAAGCCCTCCTGCTCGGGCCGGAGCCGGTCCTGGCCTATCTTTACCTCAATAGCGATCAATGTGCCGTGCCAGCAGGCTAAGACGTCGGATACGCCCTTTTTAGGAGCTGTACGCATAATGCCGCGGCCGGCGTCGGGGATTCCGGTAGAGCTGGATCTCCAGGCATAACCGCCTGAAGAGTAGATATGATTAATGATCTTATTTGTGAGAACAGTTGCTTCGCTCATGACTATATTATAACACAACGGTTTCGACCTTCCAAAATACAACCCTGTAGGAAAGAAAAAGCGGGTGGGGAAACTCTAACGAGCTAAACTGCACAGCACCATATATATATATAAAAAAAAAAAAAAATAAATTATAGGATTACATCAGAGGATAATTAAGAAAAGTATTTTTACCCCCGTACCTCCCTGTCATGGATAGCTCGTTTTGGTGTTTTGAAGCTATTTTTTAAGGTCATTTGTTCTTAAAGGTACTTGATAAGGTATCAAAAACTCGCGTTGGATTTCCCGATATTTGACTTTTTTGGGAAAGTCGTGTAAGGTGAATGAAAGTCGAATGATACTTAAATATAAGTTAAAACAACATGAGGGAAAAACTGATACAAATCCGTTTAAGTGTTCGAGAAGCGGCTATGTTAGATGGTTTACTTAAAGATGCTGGATGTAAAACTTCGGAAATGATCCGGAGGTTAATCGCTGGAGAGTATCATAAACTTAATCCTCCGTACAAGGCAGGGACGCCACGCATGATCCATGAAAAGGAACCCGAACTTACATGGGAGCAGAAGTGTGAAGCGATCGGCGGAGAAGTGGGTGAGAGGGTTAATGCGAAGGGATGTGTTTATGGCTTGCCGGATGAGCCGGCAAGACATAGGTTTATTCCTTGGGATAGGATAGATGAGGTCTATAAAATTTATGGAAAATAAAACTGAAATCTTTGTTAAATTTCCAGAGGGATTATGTCTTAATTTTTCGATCGATCTTCTTAATTCTGAGCCGGATCAAGTGACAGCGTTTATGCGTAATATTAAGAAAAAAATGATGGTAGAAAGAAAGAGGGAATTTATAAGATGGGAAGAACATGGATCTTTAGAAAAGATCAAAGAGGAGGATATAGGAATGATGGAACACATAGAAAGAATAAGAAAACTTGAAGGGGGCGGCTAACCGCCCTTTTCAGTTTCAGTTTTGTATTTTTGGGCTGGGGGGTGTCTGCGGGCGCGAAATAGGGACCCACTTTATATATTTTTATATAGGGAGGGGCCGATTTTTGGGGCTGGGGGTCGCGCGCGTTGGTGCGTGGGCAGGCGCGCGCGTCAGGCGCGGGTGGGCGTAGTGCGCGCGCGTGAGCGTGTGTGTGCATACGCGGGCGTTCTTTTGGATTTTAGCTTCAATAAAATTCGCATAATAGATATTATACGAACTATTGACAAAACAGGGGATAAGTATTGTGGTTGTATTCAAGGGCAAGGGGCTTGACAACTGGTTCGATAAAATGCGAACATTTAAAAAAGACAGTTGATAGTGATAACACTATTGACAAGTCTTAAAAATAACCGCTCCAGGCTAGCCAATAACCGGCCGGAGCCAAAACGATGGACAGCTACAAAGCAGGACAGCTTGCCGGGCGCCTCTTTATCGCCGGCTTATTGCTTATCGCTGCGGCCTTACTCTTCAGGGGTATCCTGGCCGGCGTTGCCTACCAAGAGCGCGCCGAGTGCCTAAACTGGCAAGCGGACGGCCAAACGCCGGCAACATGGCAAGTAGCACAATGTAAGCGCTACGACATTGAACTTTCCCGGCCTAATGGCCGGGAATTATAGCAGGGGCTTGACTTTTATTTGCTATTATGCGAACATTTAAAAAGAGAATAAAAGCCGGACGGTTGCCAATAACTACCGCCGGCAAAAAAATGAATAAGTTAATCAATGAGACGTTAAAGTACTTTTCAACGGTTAAAAGAGGCGACGAAATTATTACCATCCTACAGGATACCGCGCCGAAAGCCTTAAGGGATAGTGTACATCAAGCTCATGGCGACCGCTTGCCGGATGATTGGATATTCGATAAATACGTTGAGATATTGGAGAGGCTGGCGGAATATGAATTGACAAATGTTGATAGCCTAGAGGAAAACCGGGCGGAGATCGTTGACGGCCTGGTGGACGTTTACACTAGCGACTTAACCGCTTGGTTAAATAAAGACAATAGGAATGTTTACTATTTGACCGAAGCTCAAGAGGAATACGGCCAACAAGAGGACGGGTTTAAACTGCTGGCAATGGCGCAGTATATGGCCATTAATGAGATATACAGCGAGGTTGTATCTTACCTTCGGGCGCAGGTTGACGCGGAAGAGAGGTAAACTCTTGATCCCCGGCCGGGAAGACTATTTCCGGCCGGCAATGAGGAGTTTAACCGCCTGGTGCATGCCAATAACAGCGCCGGGTAAAACAATGGAAAGCAAAAATGTTTGCGAAAAGTGCGGAGTTATTCACGACGTCGAGCTGGCCGGAGGCCATGACTTGATCGAGTCCGACAAGGTTTTACGGTGCGAGTGCGCCGACCATCCCGACGATGAGTTTTGCCGGGAGGTGTTGAGGGGCGCGTGTGATAATAGCCGGACTTTATTTACTAATAAACAGTACGGCGGACTATGCGAGCGAGACCCGGAAGAGTGCGTTAAGTGCGGATGGAAGAAAGAAAATTAAACCGCCTATCCCGGCCAATAACCGGGAAGGCAAAAACGATGTTATATAATGCAATCAATTTAAAGGTGGCCAAGATCGCGAGCAAAAAGGCGACCAAGCCGGAGATCACCGGGGTGTATTTCGGCAAAGACAAGACCGTGGCGACCGACAGTTTCATATTATGCGAGGTAAGCACGCCGACCGACCGGAACCTTGAGGACTTTCCTACCATCCCCGGATCGGAGGCGATGGAGGCGGGCAAGTTCAAGCCGTTTATTGTCGCTTCTTCAGGGATTGCCGGGATCAAGATACCGGCCGGGAAGCAGATTAAGACCTTGCCGATATTGGCCAATACTGCCATCAAGGCAATCAATGAGAACACGGTGGAGTTTATCACGACCGACCTGGATAATACCGATGTTAAACGCGTGCAAAAGATCGATGGGGATTTTCCGGACTATGAGCCGTTATGGCCGGCCGGGGAGCCGTTAGCGGAGATCAGCGTCAATGCCGAGCTATTGACCAGCTTATTGGCTGTTTTAGGCGACCTGGACAAGTATAACCATACGGTAAATATCAAGATTTACGGCGACGATAAACCGGCCGTGTTGACCGCGGCGAATCTTGCGCAGAAAGGGCGGGCGATGATCATGCCGGTTAAAAAATAAAGGGTGCGCGGAAGGGATCGATCCCTTCCGCTTTCCTTCCGGGCGTCCTGTTATTGGCTGGACGTCCGGAAGGGAAAATATCAGTTTAAAAAAATATGATCAAAGCGCTTACCGACCGGCAAAAGAAAATGTTAAGAGACTGGTTTGACGAGAACTATGTCGGCTACGATCCGCGGGGAATGGCTGAGAGGATAGATTTTAATACCTATCAGGCTATTGATGAGGTGCATCCGACCGCGGACTTTCACGCGCAGGCCAATAAATACCTGGTTAAGCTGGCTAGGGAAAGGAAAATATGATGATAAAAAAACTAGATATAGTTAAAATAATTTCGATCGGAGTTGATGGTTTAGGTAATATTATTGGACTTGGAAATAATCAAAAGATTTATATATGGTGCGATGGTTCTAAATATCAAGGATGGTATGAAAATATATGAGCAGTAAACAAAAGCTTAAATTTATCAGCGAGCAGGATGTTCAAAAAATCATCGCCAAGATCAAGAAGAAGGGCGAGAAGAACTTAAGAGACCGGGCGCTTATCTCGGTGCTTTTTTCTACCGGCTTGCGTATCAGCGAGGCGCTGGCGTTGAAGTCGGAAGACTTTTTGCCAGAGGCCGGACTACCGGAGACCAGGGAGCTATCCATCGTCGGCAAGGGAGGCTGGCAGAGGACGATCTATTTTTCCCCGGAGGCGCTTAAGGCTGTTTTTGAGTATCAGTGCCTTCACCGGTGCGTCCGGCTATATAAGGAAGAGACGAGACTGTTTCCGATTACGCCGCGCGCGGCGCAGAAGATGATCAAGATGAGGGGAGAGCTGGCCGGGTATGAGAATATCACGCCTCACGTTTTCCGGCACAGTCTGGCCACCGACCTGTTGAATAAAGGTGTTGACTTGCGTTTCGTCCAGGAGTTTTTGGGACACCGGTCGATCGCCAACACGCAAATATATACGCATTGCGCTAACGCTAAGTTAAAATCGATCCATACGGATCTCTATAAATAAAATGCTGGTAAAAAAACGAGAAAATAAAATCCAGATAACCTTCGTTTACGACCCGGCGCTGGTCGCGCTAGTCAAAGCGCTTCCCGGCCGGGTTTTCCATCAGCCGACGAAGAGCTGGTTTATCCCGATGATCAACAGTTTCGAGTCTTTGCAGGAATTAAAGAAAAACGGGTTTACCGTTGAAGATGAGCTATTTTCCCAGGTCGCGGCCGCCGAGGAGGCGTCTAGGATCGTTTCAGAGCTTACTTTAAAGACCGACACGGACTTTGAGTCGTCCCTTCCGCTGTACAATTACCAGCGGGTAGGCGCGGCGTTTTTAACCGCTATAGGATCCGGCTTGCTGGGCGACGAGTGCGGTTTGGGGAAAACCCTTCAGGCGATCGCCGTATGCGAGAAGATGCAGGCTAAGAGGGTGCTTATTTTCTGTCCGGCCAGCGTTAAGTGGCAATGGAAGGGAGAGATCGATAAATTTTCCGGCCGGACTGTCCAGGTGATCGAGGGAACGAAGGCCGTTAGGGATAAACAGTGGAAACAGGACTATGTTTATATTATCGCCAATTACGAGTTATTGATCAGAGACTTCGAGGCCATGAACGAGCATGAGTGGGACGTGATCGTTGCCGACGAGGCGACCAAGATCTCGAATCCGCGGGCTAAACAGTCGAAGCTGGTTAAGAAGTTGCGCGCGCGGCGGCGCATCGCGATGACCGGAACGCCGATCAGCAATCGGGCGGATGAGATCTGGAACATCATCGACTTTATCAGTCCGGGAGCGCTTGGCAATTATTGGAATTTTCTACAGAGGTATTGTTTCAAGAACCAATGGGGATCCGTTTGTGGATATCAAAATCTGGACGAATTAAGCCGGAAGGTAAAACGCTATATGATCCGGCGCCTTAAGCTCGACGTCCTTCCGGAGTTGCCGGCTAAAATATCGACCGACTTGCCGTTCAAGTTTTCGTTAGAGGAGAAGAAGCTGTACGATCAGCTGCGCAAGGAGATATTGTTCGAGATCGAGGCTAAAGACATCGACAAGATCGAGAACCCGATGAGCATCCAGTATACTTTGGTAAAAATGACGAGGTTGCGCCAGCTGGCTGACAGTATGGAGTTGCTGGGCCACAACGTAAAGAGTTCCAAGCTGGAGGTTTTAAAAGAGAAGCTGGAGGAGGTGTTGACCGAGCCGGGCAGGAAGGCGATCATCTTTACGCAGTTTGCGCAGATGGCCGACATCCTGGAGCGGGAGCTGGCCGAGTATCGGCCGCTTAAGATCTCGGGAACGATCAAGGAGGAGTACCGGGACGTGGTGGAGAAGTTTAACACCGATGAAGGTTGCCGGATCTTGATCATGACATCGGCCGGGCAGTTTGGCCTTAACATCCAGCGAGCCAGCGTGATCTTTCATTACGATCAGGAGTGGTCGCTGGCCAAGATGCAGCAGCGGGACGGCCGGGCCGACCGGATCGGGCAGAAGGAGGTGGTAATGGTCTATAACCTGCTGGCTAAAGGATCGATGGATTACTATGTAAAGAAGGTTTTACATAAAAAGGCCGAGAGTTCCGGCAAGATCCTGGGGGACACGCCGGTTTCGATGGAAGTTTTAAAAGATATATTGACTTATGAGGAATAATTTTATAGGTTTTATCGGTTTCTTTATTCTTTTTATGGCCGGGGTAGGGTTGATTGGAATAATTTTTGTTTTTGGAGTGCTAACACTCTTGGGGATAATGTAAATATATGGAAAAAGAAAATTCATTCGTATACGCGATTAAAATGATTTGTGGATTTGGGGTCGGAATTTTTGGTATGTTTTCAGTGCTTGTTGTTTTAACTTTTTTCCTTACGATCTATGCCGATTGGGCCGGAAAGGGACATTATACTCCGGATCGCGATCTTCCCGACACTACCGGTTATTCATCGTTCGGAGGTTGGTAATATGGCTGAAAAATTCTACAAAGACATCATCATCCTTGAGCGCTGTAAGGTCTGCGGGGTGGAATATCAGACAAGAAAAAGAGCGCTAAAAAAGAGCTTGGGGCTTTGTTATCCTTGCCGGAAGAAATATACCCGTTGGTTAAGGAAAAAACATTGGGCGAATCTTTCCCCGGAGCGAAGGGAGTTGGAAATGGGTTTTATCGCTGAGTATCGCCGGGAGTGGGGAATTAAGTTCCCGGAGAAGCATGCTAAGCATGCCCTGGAGAGTTATCACCGGCACAAGGACGATCCGGGAAAGCGGGCGCGCAGCCATCACAAAAAAAAGACAGCCATTTAGGCTGTTTTTTGTTAAATTACTCCGCCTCCGAGATCCAGCTGGGCGTTGATATCATCGATCTTCTCGTTGCTCGGCTCGCCTTCGTACTGACTGCGGTCGAACCCGTCCTCGTTTGCCGCCTCCGGAGCGGTCTCCGCGATCTGCGTAATGTTGTCGAAGCGGGCCAGCAGGCCGCGATACTGGTCTTTGATCGACCAGTTGTCGGCCCGGCCTTTGATCGCCTTGCTCCGATCGATGAGTCCCAGAGCGTTGAGATCCTGCAGGTGGAGACTAAGAGTGCTGGTGGGAAGGTTGAGGGAGGTGGCGATGGCCGCGGTGGTTGCCGAGCCGTATTTGGCCAGTTCGGTCAGCGCCTTCCGGCGCATGTTGGTAATGGAGTCGAGGGCCAGCTTGTAAATGATCGCGTTGTCCTCTTCCAGCAGGGTCATGGCTCCGTAAATATAATTGTTGATCACCTTGAACGCCTGGGCGTAGGTCTGCAGGCCGCCGGCGAAGCGGGTAGGCATCTCGGCCGGATTGGCCTCCAGGATCTCTTTTTTAGGGCTGTGCCAGTCGTGTTCTATCGGAGAGCGCGCGCGGGTGGCCAGTTCGGCCAGCAGGATCATGTTGTTCTGGGTATCTTTATCGATCTTGGGAAGAGTGGCCGGCATCGCATCCAGGATCTCTTTGGCCAGCTGGGCTACGGCTACGGCGATCGCTTCCCTGAGTTCCAGCATTTTCCCCTCTTCCTGGTTGTCCATCGTTTTGCGCGCGGCGGCCTGGCGGTCGGGCTGGAGCATGTGATAAAAGGTGAACCGTTCTCCCATCGCGGTGTAGGCTTGCCTTAAGGTATGGACGCTATAAGTGGCGCCGGCGACAACGGTGATCTTTCCGGTCCAGGAGACTCCCTCTCCGGTTCCGTATTGCTTATCGTACTTTCCGTCGTAGATCTCACGCAGTTGGCCCATGATGACGCTGCGGACGTCGGGTTTTTCCGACAGAAGGGAAGTAAAGTCTTTGAAGGTGATGATACCGTTGGAGATCTTTAACAGGAGCGAGGTCTCTTGTTTGCTGTTTTTGGCTCCCGAGATCAGCGTGTTGGCTGTGATGGCCGAGATCGGCCAGACCTTTTGGGGAGCTTTTCCGGGCGGGGTCCAGGCTACCTTGGAAAGCATGTTGACGAACTCGGACTTGCCGCCTCCGCTTGGCCCGACCACGATCAGCCAGGCTGGGTCTCCCGGTAGGAATTGAGCGACAGCGCTGGCCAGCATCACCTTGACTATATAAGGATCGGCGACAAGGTAAGTCTCCCCGATCAACGCCTGCAGGTTTTGCAATCCTTCGTTTTGTGGCATGTTATTTGGCCAGCGTTTTTATCGCCGTGTTAAAGTCGCAGCCATCGCGTTTCATTAAGAAGTCGATAGCGTCCCCCCCCTGGCTGCATCCTCCGAAGCAGTACCAGCGATTTTTGTCGGTAAAAATTACGAACGAACCTTCTTTTTCTTTATGGAAAGGGCAGATACCAGACAGTTTGTTGCCGCTTCTTGTCAGCCGACCGGTATATAAAGTCTCTAGCGGAACCCTCTTTGCTTTTTTTATCTCTTCGATAAAGGTATCTTTATTATTTTCTCCGGAAAATTCATTATCAAGTCTGATCTTTCTTATCAGCCGTTCCCGGCCTTCTATCATCTTAAGGACCGGCTGGCGGAGATGGTTGAAGTGAAAGGAAGGCCAGCCTACGTTGTTGGCTTCGCGTTCTTTTTCCAGGATCTTTCCGAGAAATTCATTGTAGGATTTTATTTGCTGTTTAGCCTCTTTGATCGTTTTGGGTATCGGGAGTTCATTATAAAAAAAGGGATATTCCCGGGAAGAAATCAGTAAATTTGTAAAGTCCCTGATCGGATGTTTGGTAAGATAGTCCGTAATATCTTTGATTCCCGGCTCGCGCGGAATAATCATCATGAAGGCCGGAATCTTGGTCAGCAGTTTAACCGCTCCCTGCAGTCCGGCGTCGTCGTTATCATAGCAGACAAAGATCATTTTTCCCTGCAGGAGATCGTTCCACTCTTCGCGCCAGGTTCCCGATCCTCCGGTCGAGGAGACGGCCAGTAGTCCTTCGGCTTCGAGGCGCATCGCGTCCATCTCCCCTTCGACAACAATGACGGAAAGGTGAATATTATTTTTTTCCAGCCGGTCGGCGTGGAACAGCTGGGCGCTGGATCCGGCATCATATTTATATTTAGGTCCGTCATTGCTAAACGGATCGCGCCGGTATTTATTAAAAAGGAATTTTCCATCAGGGTCGAAGATGGGAATAACGATCTGGCTGCCGTTCCAGGACAGTTTATTATCGCGGATTACCTTATCGGTCAGGCCGCGCTTTAAGAGCCAGGTAAGGATGTTGTCGGGTATGATCATAAGGGGTTATTCAAATTTATCCACTTGCAAAATTATTATATACCCGTTAAAATAAAAAAGGAAATGAAAAACTGTGGATAACTCGATAGCTTGATTGTTGATAAAATATGGTATTATAAAAATATTATGGATAAAAAAGAACAACCTAAACGGTCCAGCATGGATATAATCGACGTCGATAAACTCCTGGCGCAGAACGCGGCTGGACTTTCTATAAGACAGCTATCGATCATTCACGGACTTCCCTATGCCTCTTTATATAGAGCGATCAAAGGTCGAGAAGAAAATAATCAGGACGATCCGGATAAAAACGAAGTGCCGGATTGTCAAAAATAATAACTAAAAAAAACATATGACAACAGATATATTTGACGAGCAAAACGAAGTGAAGCCTCAGTCGATCAACTGGGGAAAAGTAGGGGATAACGTCGCGGGAACCAAGGTAGGGCAGCGCAAGGGAATCAAGACTAAGTTCGGTATTAACTCTTGCTACGAGGTTAAGGTAAGCGGCGGATTTTTCCACAGCAAGGAAGGGGAAAAGGTAGAATTGAAAGACGGCGAGGCGTGGACCTTCTGGGGACGTAACCAGATTTTCGATGGGGCTATTGAAAGAATGCAAATCGGTCAGATATTTGGTCTCAAATTGACCGATATCGTTCCGTCAACGAAAGGAAATGACGCTAAGATCATTAAAGTTTTTACCACGGGGGCCGTTGATACCGCATGGCTGGAATCCAATCCGGAGACGGAGGACGGTTATCAGGTACAATAATTCATGCAAATCCTAAAACCCTTCATTGTCGAACTAGCGCCTACGCTTTCCCAGCATTGGTATAACGTATGGAAGCAGAAGCTTGATGGTAAAAAGGGAAGGTTCCTGGGAACCTTTCCTTCGGCCACCACCGTCTTAAACGCCTACCCTCAGTCGCCTCAGCTTACTCAGTGGATCGCCGAGAACGGCTGGAACGAGAGCCAGCGGATCAAAGAGTCAAAGGGAAGGTCCGGAACGCTCATCCACGCGGCCTGCGATGCCCTGGAGGGAGGAGCCATGCTTAATAATGAAGATTATTCCTTGGAAGAGTGGTGGAAGATCTCAACTTTCGTGGCTTGGTTTGATGAAACTCAACCCGAGCCGGTTGCCTCGGAATTTCCCATCTTCTCGCCCAGCGGCAAATACGCCGGGCGCCTGGACCGGATCTACCGTATCAATGGAGAGATCACCCTGCTGGACTTCAAATCATCGTCCAGCCTGCATGCTCACTTCCCCCTGCAGTTTGCCTCCTACGCCCACGCTATCGAAGAAACGACCGACCTAAAGATCGTCCAGACGGCGGCACTTCAGCTGGGAGCCAAGAACAAGAACGGCTACCGCTATGTGCTTTATCCGGAATGGCAGGAGCATTATAAGGTCTTTAAGAGCGTCAAGGAAACCTGGTATTACGATAACTTCGGTTCCCGTCAGACGCCTAAAGAGCCTCCGGTCCTAGTCCTGCCGGAGACATTGAAACTTAATTTGTTAAAATAATATGGCAGATGAAGCATTAACAGGGTCATCGATAGAGTTTCCCACAACAGCATACGCTCCCGGAACCATAACGATCGCTCCAGGATCTTTTCTCAACGCTGGAACCTTTGTTTCCACCATGGGAACCGATTGGATGAAAGGTATTTCCTTTGGAACTGCAACAAAGCGCCGGACATTTTTCGGAAAAAAAGATACCAAATATCCCGATCTGCAGGTACGAGCGTTCTTCAAGATCGTTAAGGCCGGACTTACCCAGAAGGAGAAAAAGGAGTATCAAAAGCTGGCCGAGGAGGCGTTCGAGCAGGCTGTGGAGTACGCGCGGCTAGGCCAGAAGAACGTTGCAGAGCGGTTTGAGAAGATCATGAGCCTTAATTTAAAGAAAGCAGCCGCGCAACTGAAGGGATACGACTTGATCATTCATAAAAAAATGATCGAGAAATATCAGGATGCTCTTCCTTGCCGGAAAGAACTGGTCATCGACGATCTGGAGGAATACGACAAACCATTGCCGCGCGGAGCTAAGATCAAGTTAAATAAGGCTAAGAAGGAAAGCATCTTCGATTCCTTCTGTATTTTTTGGATCAGGGAAGTGAAGGATCCTATTTTGTTCGGACAGTTTAATGAAGATCCTGATGTCTATTATTATGTCGCGGAATGGGACGACGACATCTCGATCGAAGACTTGCTAAAATACAAATAATATGGAAACACAACATCTGGTCTGCGTCGGGTGCGGTAATGTTTACGATTTTACGGAAAAAGATCAAGAGTTTTATAAAAAAATGGGATTCTCCGCCCCTAAAAGGTGTAAAGAGTGCCGGGATAAAAGAAAGAAAGAGCGGGAAAAGAACGAAAGAGATCTGGAAAACGGAGAGTTCCACGGCGCTGCTCACTTTGGGTAATTTATGGTCCAGGGAATGTTGCTATTCCCGGGGAAATAATATGGAAAATAAAGTTATTGAAACTAAGATTGATGGTTTAATAGAAGATTTGAATCCAGAAAAAAGAATACTAATATATTTTGATTTCAATGGGAGAAAAAGGAATTGGGATAATTTGCAAAATATATTAAAAGATACGATTTATGCGAACTTGCCAATAAAACTAAAAGCATTTTGTTGTGGAAGTATAAAGACTATTTGGAAAAATAAAAATTTTCCATCAAAAGATCAAAAATGTAAATGTGGTAAATGTTATCTTGTAAAGTGGAAAAACTATGGAAAAATCAACCCTAACAAAAGACGGAAAGAACCTAAAGATCTTCTTTTATACAGTCCAGCTAGGACCGGTTCAAGTTCAGGTTAAAGAAGAAGCTAAGCTTATCTTAGCCTATGACGCGACCGAGGCTAATATAAAAGTAACGGAGTTTTTTCCAGTGGGGACTAAGGGTCTAGTAAAAAATCACGGAAGTCTTCCGGTATCGATGATCGTAGATACCCTGGAATTAATTCCGAAAGAAATTAATGTTCCTCCTTCTTTTCAAGAGCCGGAGGACCCGAGGAAAACGTTCATCTGCAACACTCTATTGCTGGCCGATAAGTTTGTTTCCAGTAAGACCGATAAAGCAACGATCAAAAAGATCCTTAATAAGATAAAACTCGATGGAAAATAACGAAGAATTACTATCCGACATCCGTTCCGCGGCTAAGATCGTCTCCGAGGTTTTAATGGAACTGGAGGCACTTACCAGTCCAGACGCTTCCCTTGCCCTTCTGGACGAGCTGGCAGAACGCCGGATTCGTGAGATGGGTGGAACGCCGGCTTTCAAGGATTATCAGCCTTCCTGGGCTAAGGAACCATTTAAATCAGCTTGCTGTATGTCCATTGATTATGAAGTCTGCCACGGTTCCCATCGTAATCGGTTCCTGCAGGAAGGACAGATCATCAAATACGACCTGGGCGTTAAGTACGGCATCGGTCATGGGGACGCCTGCCTGACCGTGGCGGTAGGTGAGATCTCCGACCGGAAGAAACGCCTGATGAGATATGCCAAAGAGGCGATGATGGTCGGGATTAAAAAGGTCCGAGCCGGAATAAAGATTTCCGAGATCGGCCGGGAGATCGAGCAGTTCTCGGTCCGGCGCGGATATAACGTGATCAAGGAATATGCCGGACACGGCATTGGTAGGGAGTTGCATGAGGACCCGACTATTCCTAATATCTATCGCCGCGAGGATGAGGATGTAATCCTACGCGTCGGCCAAGTCATCTGCATCGAGCCGATGCTAACTCCCGGTAATGGATTCGCAGCCATCTGGCCCGTGGATCACTGGATGGCGTTCTGTCCGGACGGCCAGCCGGTAGCGCAGTATGAGCATCAAATTTTAGTTAAGGATAAAGGATATGAGATTTTAACGAGATGGTAGTTCATTCAATCCAATGAAAACACAACAAAAAATTGAGTTTTATCTTTCTAAGGGGTTTGCAGTGGAGGTGGAGTGGGGTGAATGTTGTAAGGCAATATATTATTTTGAAATTAACGGTGATTTCTATGGCAAAGACCCAAACTTTAATGAAAACAAAGCATATCCTAATGGCGGTTGCTTAAAATGGAGTGCAGGAAATATGAACCCTACCAAACTAACCCCCATCCCTCCCAAGCCCTATGAGTTTGAAGTAGGAGATAAGGTAATGGTTTTTGAGACAGGAATAATTCAT